TTTGTTTTTCTCATTCGGTGGTTGAGTTTGCTTTTTGGGTTTGATCTCAATAATATACTTAGTAAGTTTGCCACTCTTTTCTTTTACTTTAATGTAAAAGTCAGGGAAATATCGTCTTACCTTACCATCGGGTGCGCGATAGGGAATAATTATCTCTTCGCTACCCCATTCAATTATTGAGGGATTACTATCGCAGAACACCATGAACTTACGTTCCCAAAGTGATCTATAAACTATGTTTGTTGGATTGCCACGATACTTAGTAGGATTTTTGGGTTTGTAAAATCCAGAGTATGCCATAAATATAAAGAGACCAACATAGGTATTTAGTGTGTCGATAAATCGTCTATTAACGACAATGGCAGCAAACGGCGGAATGTCGTTCAGTAATAACTTTGTTGTGAAATTTATCAACCCTCCTTCAGGACTTACTTTCATTCCTGGTGGAGATCAGGGAGTTAGTGGTACAAGTGATTACTTCGAGATGTTTTGTAGTGAAGCACAATTACCCAACACTAATAGCGCACAAGGTCAAACAAATGGCGTCTATGTTGGTAGTGGTTCTGTAAGTTATCCACATACTAGAGTCTATACTGAAATTCAATTGGGATTTATGTGTGATGCCAATATGACAGCACTAAAGTTTCTACAAGATTGGTTGGACTATATTTTCTCTGGAGATGAAAACTATGGCGAAATGGGTCTTAAATTTTCAGGTAAGTCAGAATCTGAAATGCAATCAGCAGCTCATGGTCCAAAGAAAATAGAAAACAGAAGTGTTCGTCTAAAGTACAGGGATCAATATGCATGTGATATTGCAATTACTAAAACAGAGACTGGTCCTAATTCTCCTACCGAAAGAGCACCTATTACATACTTACTAGAGCAAGCGTATCCTTATGCTATTGACGCTATACCTCTACAGTTTGGATCAAGTCAGATCACTCAGGTAACAGCACAGTTCTCATACATGAGACATCATGTCATTAAGAATGACATTCGTAGCTACAATAATACTGAACTTAAAGACCTTAAAGATATATTGGGAGATGGTGGTATACTAGTGTGAAAATTGATTTTTCAATTCCGCAAAAGTGGGAAAATTTTTCCTGAGTATTTTTGCGTTAAAAAGTCGCACTAAATATACATATGAACTGATCTAAGCATTATGGCATTACCACAGGTTTCGCTGCCAACCTATGAGTTGGAAGTGCCTTCTACAGGCAAAACACTTAAATATCGTCCTTTTGTAGTTAAAGAAGAAAAACTACTTTTATTGGCACTTGAATCTGAAGATGAAAAGCAGATTGAGGATGCTACAAAAACATTATTAAAAAATTGTATTACATCTCGTGTAAAACTCGAAGATTTAGCACTTTTTGACTTAGAGTATATTTTCCTCAATATTCGTGCTGTATCAGTTGGCGAAGTTGTCGAAATGTTGTTAACATGCGAAGATGATGGTGAAACGCAAATTAGGTACGATTTAAACCTTACAGCAGTTGAAGTTTTTAAACCAGAAGATCATAGTAGCAAAATTATGCTATCTGACGAAATGGGTGTGATTATGAAATATCCTTCATTTGAAGAATTTGTAAAAGTGTCAATTATTGGTAAAGACACTAGTGATGAGGTTATCGATATTATGGGAAAATGTATCGATCAAATTTTTGATGGTGAAGAAGTTTATGACAGTTCTACAACTTCAAAGAAAGAATTCGTTCAATTTGTTGAAAATTTAACCAATAAGCAATTTGATGACGTTCAAAATTTCTTTACCGAAATGCCAGTCCTCAAACATGAGATTAAATTAACTAATCCAAATACTGGAGTTGAAAATACCTTTGTTATTCAGGGTTTATCCAATTTTTTCGGATAGCACTCTTCCATAATAGTTTGGAGGGGTATTACAAGACTAATTTTGCTTTGATGCAGCATCATAAATATAGTTTGAGTGAAGTTGAGAATATGATGCCTTGGGAAAGACAAGTTTACACTAGTCTCCTCATGCAATACCTAGAACAGGTTAAACAAGAACAAGAAAAAGCAGCAAGGCAGTAATGGCACACGGTTTTCTTACACCAACACCAGTAACAGGCGAAAGTCCTATCTCAAAATATTTTGAGAAAAAGGTCAATGAGCTTATTAATAAAGGTGTAAAAAAGTTAGAAAAAGTTGTTTCAGATAAATTTAACGATCTTTTCAGTAAAAAGAAAGATACTACTTATAGATCTGGCAGAGGTGGAGTAGAAGTTGCTGGTGGATCTGGTATTGGTGAAAATACTGCTAAAGGTGGTGGCGCATTAGGTGGATTTAAACCAAAGGCATTACTTCCTGGCAGTGGAGGATTGGTAAAAAGTCCAGAAAACAAAATTGCCGAAGTTGGTGAAAATGGAACTGACTTAGATAATAAGTTTTTTAGAAAAGCACTTCCCACATCAGATCCTGAAAAACCTGGATCTGGACCTAGAAAGGGTGGTTCCTATGTTGACATGGGAGGAGCGGCATCTAGCGATGGACTTGTTAACAAAACTAATGAACTTTTTAGTAAGTACGCTGGATTTAATCAAGAAGAAGTACTTCAGCTTATCAAAGAGCGTAAGATTACTGCAAGTGAACTTAGAGAATTAAAGAGATCTATTGAAGCGCAATCTGCATCATCTGCTGCTCCATCAGTTGTACCAGATAGTGGTGCTGATGTTGTTGCTGCTGTAACTAAGAATACAGAAGCCATCATGAGGATGGTTGATGTCACAAAAGCACAGACATCTAACGATACTACTTTAGTAAAAGAGCAGATACAAGCACAAGAGACTATGATGTCTCGTTCTGCAGCAAAAGCAGAAGAAAATGCATTAGAGCAAGGAAGTGATCTCTCTGGTTTTATGACACCAGAGAATTTTGCGAAAAAACAGAAACAGGAAGGAAAAAAAGAAACTGGTAGTAAATTAAAGGAACTTATTCGTGGTCCTAACCCATTTAAGCAAGATGGATGCTGCATGGGTGGCGGTGGTGGTATTGAGATGCCACTTGGACGTGGTAGAAGATCACCCAGAGCAAGAGGAGGAGCTTTAGCTGTTGGTGGGAGACCTAGGGGAGGAATGCCAGGTGGTGGAATGCTTCGCCGTGGTGGTAAAAGAGCACTCACTAGGGGTGCTGCCATGGTTGGTGGCAAAGCAGCAGCAAAGGGTGTTGCTAAGGGTCTAGGTAAAGCTGGTCTCAAGAAAATTCCAGGTGTAGGTGCTGTCGCGGGTGCTGCTTTCGCTGCTGAAAGAGCAATGAAAGGTGACTGGTTAGGTGCTGGTGGTGAACTACTATCAGGTCTTGCTGGTACAATTCCGGGTGTTGGAACTGCTGTATCTGCTGGTATTGATGCTGGTTTAATGGCACGAGACGCAGGTCTTACGCCATTTGCGAGAGGCGGTATTGTTACACAACCAACTCAGGGTCTAGTTGGTGAGGCGGGTAAAGAAGGTGTTTTCCCACTAGAAGGTAAGCGTGGTAGAGATACTTTCCAAGCAATGGGCGAAGGTATTCTTGAGGCACAGAAAAAAGGTAAAAAAGAATTTGCTGAGTTGCAATCTTTAGGTCTTAGACAGTATTTTGAAACTAAAGGTGGATTTAAACTATTTGGTGATCTTTTTGGAAATATTATGTCTGGGATATTTGGTCCCCTTATAGGTGGATTAGCTAAAGGTGTAGGTAATTTCCTGGGCGACGGATTAAATAAACTCTTTGGTACTGGTAATGGTAGTAATATGAGTGCTGACGAACAGCAACTCACAGAAGCATTGATTGCTGGTGAAGAGGGAATGCGAACGGAAGCATATCAAGATTCTGAAGGTATTTGGACGATTGGTTACGGTCAAACGCAACTTAATGGTAAAGCAGTCAAAAAAGGAGATAAAATCTCAAAAGAGGAAGCATTAACTGGATTTAGATCTAATGTAGCAAGTCATCAACAAAGAGCAATTGACCAAGTTGGTGAAGATAAATGGAGCAAATTAGATTCAAGATCCAGAGCAGTTCTTACTTCGTTAGCATACAACTACGGAAGTATTCCTGATAGAGTTCTACCTGCTGCTAAAACTGGCAATGCTGAAGACATTGCAAAAGCGATGGATAGTTTGCATGGAGATAATAAAGGAGTTCTAAAAGGTAGAAGACAGAGAGAGCAATCTATTCTCAGAGGCGGCACCTCTAATAGATTAGATAAAGACTTTATGGCAGGTGGAAAACTAGCAGGTGCTGGTACTGGTCCACAAGTTATGAATAGTGGTAATTCTTCTTCTCCTGGTGCTGCTGGAAATCTTGCTGCTGCAGCACAGCAATTAAAAGGTATGAGTACAGCAGATGGTCCTGATGGTGGTGCTAATGGTTGTGTTTATGCTGTAAACAAAGTATTCAAAAGAGCAGGAATGACACCACCATGGGGATCATCACTGTATGTTCCTGATGCTGAGAAATGCATGGTTGATGCTGGTTGGCAGCAAATCCCATATAGTCAGCAACAACCTGGTGATGTATTTGTTATGAAGGACCAGAAGTCTCCACCACAAGCACATATTGGTGTTGCAACTGATAATCAAAATATTCTATCCAATTCTTCTAGCAAAGCATCGATGAGTTGGAGTGACACAGCAGCAGGATATAATAGTGAATATGGTGGAGTTGGTGCTTTATACAGAATGCCAGGGGGACAAGCACAATCTACAGCAAATGCATCACCTTCTACCCCAGGCACTCCATTAACAGCAGATCAAAAATCAAAAATGTTCCAAAATTCTGGAATGTCTGCTATGTCAGCAAACACGATGACTAGTGCTACTCCTAGTCCTGGTCCTGTTTCAGCTTCACCAGCATCACCACAAACTGGAACACCTATCATGGCAACATCAGCACAAGTAGCATCTTCTTCTATGCATGGTGGTGGATCACCAACGGTAATTAATAATTACTATAGTGGTGGCGGTCAACAAAGTGGTGGTGTTAATCCTAATAGTGTAGCTGCTGGCATTGGCATGGA